GCTATGGGCATTCACTGTGACTGCCTACATATTGTTGTGGGGTTTGATCTTCATTCACCCACTTGTTAGTATTTTAATTCATTTTTGAGGAGTGAACGGGTGAATGTTGAAGAAGTTGATATTTTAATTGCTGAAGCAAAAGCAGAAGCAGAAAGAACTGATCTTAATAATTACCACAAAAGTAATATAAATAATGCGGCTCGACGCGAGCAGTACCGCCTTGAAACTTTAAGGATATTTTTGCTTATTGATGGAATAACTGTTGCTCCGAGTAACTCAGGTCTTGTTTTAATTAATGGTAAGTTTGAGTATGCTTTGCTTACTGGACGATGGCGTGTTGTTGGTGGAAATAAATGGTACTGGAGTAAAAGTCCTGAAAGTTTTGTTTCTAAATATGTACTGGAGAATGATAAATGACTGAGAGAAAGAAGCAGCAATGGATCATGGTTATGAACAGGAACAAGCATATTCCAGATCGTGAATGGGGTATGGAGGTTTCATATTCCATTGACCATCATGGGGTAGTGGAAGCGATGCGTAAGGCTCAAGAGTTTATAGATGAGAGAGCGCGTCTGTTCACTAATGTTGAATTTAAATTAGAAGGAGGCGAATGGTAATGGATAGTTTTGAAAAAGATCTGGCAATCATTTTGGACTATGCAATAGCGTACAGTGAATCATCTGGAAACTATGTGGCAGTCATTCATCCTTACGAATTCAGAAAGATACTAGTTAATCTTTTGCACAAGGCTGTTGAAGATGCAGTAGATCAGCAGCAAGCAAATCAGTACGACAAAGACAGAGAAATACTGGAGGTATGATGAAACTTCTTGATACTACTGGTGGTAACACTAAGTTAAACAAAACAGACAAGGGTTCTCAGGAGTACAGGCTTGCAGGGTTATCTCTCATGCCAGACGATATACTCTGTCCCTACCGTAACATCGCTGCGTGTGCTGATCCATGCTTAGAGTCAGCAGGTATGGGTGTATTCACCAACGTCAAAGAAGGTAGGCAGCGCAAGACTGATTGGTGGCACGAGGATCAGGCTGCATTCCTTACACAGCTACGCAAAGAACTCACAAACTTTGACAAGCTTTGCAAGAAGCAGGGAGTCAAAGCAGCAGTGAGACTCAATGTATTGTCAGACATACCGTGGGAGAAGCATGGGATACCACAAGCATTCCCTGACATATTCTTCTACGACTACACAAAGAATCCATCAAGGCTGGGCAAGACTCCAGACAACTACGAATTGATGTACTCTTACAGTGCAGAGCCTAAGTACCAGAAGTACGTGAAGAAGGCTCTCAAAACAGATGCACCCATGTCAGTAGTATTCCGTAATGGAATGCCTGAGTTCTACTTAGGTAGAAGGGTAATAGATGGTGATGCGTCAGACTTGGTTAACGTCAAGGCTGGTGCAGTCATCGTAGGGTTGAAGGCTAAGGGTAAGGCTAAGAAAGACAAAGGCAACTTCGTTGTCGATGCTTCTAACTTAATTGCCGTAGCTGCATAGGCTCCCCTCGCCACCTGAGTAAGTGGTTAAACTGCTCACCAACTCAAGTAACATACAGGAGGTACGATGGATCAAGACAAGATCAAGTGCGCCCAGTGTAAAAAGCTGGGCCATCCACTTGAAATGGTTTTCGTATGGGTGAAAACTCTATGCGGAAAGTGTGCAACTCGACAACTAATGAACGCACGGAGGTTAAGGTAATCAAAATTAAATTAACAAAATGTGCAAACTGTGGTGCAGAAACTAATTACTATTCAATGGTTTACGTTGATAACCTATTAGTCTGCACTAAGTGTGCGATGGTTCAATTAAGATGGTAACAATTCGTTACAATTTAAAGTTGCTGCCATTCCAAAAAACTGCTACCCTATATTCTCAATAAGAGATGAAACAAGTTCAAACAAAGGAAACAAAATGAACACTAATGTATTAAATTTATTTAACAAATCTAGTTCAAATGGTTTTTTAAATATCTCTTTAGCTAATCCGTTACATCCACTTGACGAGCTAGAACCACCACGTATTGTTGACACTGTGATAGAAGCAAGACCTATGCACTACACAAATGTTAATGGTGATCGTGTTATTGATCCGACTCGTCGTGGTCTTCATGTTGCTGGTACTGATGACGCACCTATCAATGTGGTTAAGCCTAGCTATAACTTCAAGGGCGCACAGTATGGTGATCTGTACAAGGCTATGGTTAGCATCTGTAAGGCATCAGGTATTAACTGCAAGGGTGCGAAGGTTGATCATCAGATGTCGCATGATGGTGCGTTGGGTACGATTACGATTACACTGCCTGAGTATACCATAGAGACTGCCAAAGGTGATGAAAGTGTATTTCAAATCAGTGGTCGTACATCATTCAACGGCATGTGGGCTGTTGTCCTACAGGTAGGTGCAGTTCGTATGCTTTGTATCAACGGGCAGGTCTTCGTAGATAACTTCAGCATGTACAAGGCGAAGCACACCATCAGCATGGATACTGAACATGCCAAGCGTAAGCTCGCTGCTGCACTGAATAGTTACCAGCATGAAGCAGAGCGTTGGAAGCACTGGACTAAGAACAGCATCACTAATCGTGAGGCATTCAACATATTTGCAATGGCTTCCAAGTGTAAGTTTGTTTTAGCTAAGCCCAACATGTCAGTCACTGAGCTAATGGAAGAACCTGAAGTATACCGTAACCGTTCGCTTCAGTATCTTTGGAATCAGTACACCACTGACGAACAGAAGACGTTAGGCTCTACTCACTGGGCAGTGTACAATGCAATGACTCATTGGAGTACACATGCTCCTGCTTCTCAGAAGACTGCTCAAGGTAACATCCTAGCAATCAAGGCGAAGCGTGTTGAGTCAGTACGTGAAGCAGCCAAGTCACTAGCAGCGTAAGGAAATAAAAATGAGAGTGCGTATAAGTAAAACTGCCATGCATAATGGAGTTCCTACTGCTTATGTAGTTAAGGTCAGAGGGAAAAAATTCCCTCGCGGCCTTCGTGAGTGGTACTTTCCTGAAGATAAAAAGGCAGAGACAGCCCTTCAAATGGCTATCAATGACTACGAAAACTATTTGAGAGATAGCATTCAATGAATATCTTTTACATAGATACATGCCCTGTCAAAGCAGCGCAGATGCAATGCGACAAGCACGTAGTGAAGATGGTACTAGAGTCAGCGCAAATGCTTTGTACAGCACACCATGAGTTTGGAAACCATGACGTACCCTATAAAGTAGCGCACAGGAATCATCCTAGCACTATCTGGGCGCGTAGTGGTCTTAAACAATATGTCTGGCTGTTCAGGCACTTCATGGCTCTCTCAGACGAGTATACAGAACGCTATGGTAGGGAACACCTAACGTGGCAAAAGTGTGCATACGCTTTATTTGAGCCACCTATGGGCATTCCTGACATTGAGTGGACAGATCCTCCTCAGTGTATGCCTGATGAGTGCAAGCGTGAGACATCTCTGGCTGGTTACACTGAATATTATTTTAATTACAAACCTCTTGTGATTGATATGCGATGGCCCAGCCACAGACAACCGACTATGGAGCGTAACTATGCTACTGCTTAAAGCAATACAGGCTCAGAAAAAACGAGCTAAGATGTCTGCAACTAGTATTGATATTGACAGGTATCGTACCAAGCTGACTGATGAAGAGATTCAGAAAGTATTTCAAATGACTAGGCAGAACTGTCCCGTGAGTGAGATCGCTGAGACTGTAGGCATTGGATACTCTACTGCTTACAACTATCGAAGACAGGAACAAAGACGAATGGCAAAGGGAGCCTAACATGCAAAACGTAATTGATGTGTCGAACCATATTCTAAAGTATTCACAAGTCTATACCTTTGAGGCACCAGTGACTGACTTGGTAAAGGAAGAGGCACTTCAGTTATGCTTGAAACATGGAGAGGAATTTGTTATCTTGTTCATTGAGAATTATTTAAACCTGATGATGGAGGAACTGTATGAGCGCAACTGATCCAAGAGCAGAGTTCTATTCTGAGTTAGACGATTGGTGGGCGCAGCTATGGGCATTGCGTATCTGCGCCACTCAACCATCTGAGAAGATTAAAAATAAATTCTTTACACTTGTTGAAGACAGGTGCAGCGAGGCAGGTTGCTGGAAGTTAGGTGATAACAACATGTCCCTTTTGTTCAGTGAGTTCCTTGATGATTTAGGAGAGTGGTGATGGACTATTACCTACCGTTAACAAAAGAACAGTACGACATTTTTAAAACATCAAAGTACATTCGTACCTTGTATGAGAATAAGTGTCCTGTTACTGTAGCAAGCAACTCTGATAAAGGAGTGGTGCTTCTTCTGGGCGAAGGAATTGACATTGATGTGTACAGAGATGTTTACTTTCCTTTCATAGAGGAGTACAATCTAGATTCATTAACCAAGAAAGGAGATGAAACATGAACCCACCTTCAGTCGTAGAGGGACAGGTATACTACCCTCATCTGGTAGTTCCTAATCTGGACTATAACAAAACAACAGCATGGTACGAGCTATTCCTAGCAGTATCTGATGATGTCTTTGCTATGTTCAAAGATGCGGGATTCTCAGAGGCGTTCTTGATGCCGCCGGGGAAGAAGAACTTCACACCTGATGCTGTTATTAAGTTTGCTACTTGGGCGCATAACTCTGATGGAAGTCAGATCCCTGCACCTATCGTAGTAGATAAGGATAAGAACAGGACAGACGTATCTATTGGTAACGGTTCTACAATCGCTGTGCAATGGGCGCGTAAGGAGTATGGCAAACTAAATAAGATAGTACGTCCACAACTCCAAGCTGTTCAGATTCTTAATCTGATTGAGCGTGGTGAGCAGACGGTAGAAACGCCCACCACAATAGAAAGCTTAGCATTTTAAAGGAGGCACAATGAGTGATCAACAAGGATGGACTTACACTTCTGAGTCTGGAACCTACGCTGTAGATAGGTTTACAGATGAAGGTAAGAGTGCTTTTGTCTTAATCATAGAGACAGATAAAGAAATACAGCAAGCTAGGAAGACCTTAGCTAAATTAGAAATGGCTGCTAAAGGTTTCAATGAAGCAGTACTTCAACAACTAACTGACGATATGCTAGTCGAAGAGGAGGCGGCAGAGGAACCTGTTCAATCAGACTCACATGAAATTTAAATTATAGGAGTAAGCTAATTGAGTTTCGTCAAACTCCATCAGCCCTGCCCTGACTGTGGATCAAGCGATGCACTATCTATCAATGACGATGGTAGTGCATTCTGCTTTTCATGCGGGGAAAGGTTCAGCAGTAGAAAGTACAACGCATTGTTAGGTGATTCGCCTACAGGAGATATTGAAATCAACTTAATAGAAAAAGAACCCATCACCTTCGCAGAAGAGGGTGAGTACGTGCCACTCAGAGATCGTGGAATATCAGAGCAAACAGCTAGGAAGTATGGTGTTCGATGTATCCTTGACTCTGCTGGCAACATCCTCAAACATCTTTACCCTTACTACAAAGACAAAGAGATTGTAGCCTACAAGGAACGTGTACTAGGCAGCACAGGGAAGCAAAACTTCTTTTCAAAAGGAGCCATTGGTTCTGCTGGTCTGTTTGGTGAGCATATGTTTCAAGCAGGAGGTAAGTACATAACCCTAGTTGAAGGTGAGTGTGATGCTATGGCTGCATACGAACTACTAGGATCTAAATGGCCTGTACTCAGCGTCAGATCAGGCGCACAGGGTGCAGAGCGTGACGTTAAAGCATCTCTAGAGTACCTAGAAACCTTTGACAACATCATAATTAACTTTGATGAGGACAAGGTAGGCAGAGAGTCTGCTAGGCGTGTAGCTAGACTGCTTAAACCCAGCAAAGCAAGGATAATGACACTACCTGAAGGCGTTAAAGACGCCAACGATATGCTGAACAAGCAGGATCACAAAGGTTATGTTGCAGCTTGGTGGGCAGCTAAAACTTATACACCCTCTGGAGTTCTTAGTGTCTCTGAAAACAAAGAGAAGTATAAGAACAGAGAGAAGAAGCAATCCTTCCCCTACCCTTGGCAAGGTTTGAATGAGAAGCTAGAAGGGCTTAGGCACGGTGAACTAGTTACACTAACTGGAGGCACAGGCTTAGGTAAGTCTAGTGTTACACGCGAACTAGAACACTGGCTAATTAAAACAACAAACGATAACGTAGGCATCATTGCGCTGGAAGAAACTTTCAACAGAACAGTTGATGGTATACTTTCAATTGAAGCTAATGCTAAGTTACACATTGACAGGATACGTGACCAGTACACAGAAGAAGAACTAGATAAGTTCTTTGATGTAATGTACGACGGTGACAACAACAATCGTGTATGGATTCATGCACACTTCGGAGCAAACGACATAGACTCTATCTTCAGTAAGTTGAGGTTTATGATTGTAGGCTGCGGGTGTAAGTGGGTTGTCATTGATCACCTGCACATGATGGTATCTACTACCATTGAAGGCGATGAAAGACGAGGCATAGACGCTATCATGCACCGCATCAGAACGCTCGTAGAAGAGACAGGAGCGGGAGTGATCTTAGTGTCACACCTTCGTAGGGTAGATGGCAACAAAGGCCATGAGAACGGCATAGAGACAGGTCTAAGCCACCTCAGAGGCAGTCAGTCCATCGCCCAGCTATCTGACTGTGTTATATCACTTGAGCGTAACCAGCAATCAGATGATCCTTTAGAGGCATCAACTACCAGAGTACGTATACTTAAATCAAGATACACAGGTGATGTGGGACTAGCTACACATCTTGTATTTGACAATGAAACAGGTAGACTATCTGAAGTAGATGGAGATGACATAAGCAACTCCAATGATGAAGAGAAGGAACTGGCACTGGAGTTTGATTAATGAAACTTGTATTCGACATTGAGACAGATGATCTCAAAGCAACAAAGATATGGTGCTTAGTTGCCAAGGACATAGAAAGTAAACAACTTTACACCTATGGGCCTGATCAGATAGATGAAGGATGCCAGCTTCTATCTGAGGCAGACGAACTAATAGGCCACAACATCATAGGCTTTGACCTACCTGTGCTTAGAGATCTAACTAGATTCAAAACGCTTGGTCGTGGACAGAAGATAGTGGATACTCTTGTACTGTCTAGACTGTTTGACCCAGTTCGTGAAGCTGGTCACGGTCTAGGTACATGGGGACACAAGCTGCGTTCAAATAAAATAGAGTTCAAAGAGTTCTCTGGTGGTTTTACCAAAGAGATGCTGGACTACTGTATACAGGACGTTGAGTTGAATGTTCTTGTTTACTTTGCTTTACGCGAAGAGTCCAGAGGATTCAGCAGAGAAAGCGTTGAGCTTGAGCATGAGGTAGCTGAGATACTAAAGGAGCAAGAGAAACATGGATTCTTATACGACTCTATGGCTGCGGATCTGTTACTTGCTGAACTACGCGAGACTGTTGCTAAGACAGAAGCAGCAGTTAAACGAGTGTTCAAGCCAAAAATCACAAAGACAAAGCTGTACCCAAGGATCACCAAAAACGGTTCATTAAGTAAGATGGCTAATCTTTGCGAAGCAGGTGTAGGTAAGGGTGTACGAATGACACGCGCTGAGCATGAACTTATGACAAAGAAGTTAGAGAAAGCAGAATTTCGCACAGAAATGTGCGAGCCTGTGATACGCAGTAGATCTCAAGACTTTAATCTAGGTTCTAGGCAGCAGGTAGGCGAGTACCTACAAGAGTTCGGATGGAAACCTACTGAGTTTACTGCTCATGGCAGACCAATAGTGAATGAGAAGACTCTTGCTGAAGTAAAAGGGATCAAAGAAGCAGAGTTGATTAAGGCATACTTGATGTATCAGAAGAGAGTGTCTCAGATAAACTCTTGGAATGAATCAGTAGAAGAAGACGGTAGAGTGCATGGGTTTGTGATACCTAATGGTGCAATCACTGGACGCATGACGCACAGGAATCCAAATATGGCACAGGTTCCTAGCTCTAATTCACCATACGGCCCTCAGTGTCGTGCTGTGTGGACTGTACCACAAGGCTACAAGCTAGTCGGTATTGATGCTAGTGGATTGGAACTTAGAATGCTTTCACACTACATGGATGATAAGGACTACACAAATGAAGTCATTAACGGAGACATACACACCGCTAATCAAAACCTTGCAGGACTTGAATCAAGATCTCAGGCGAAGACATTCATATATGCACTCCTATACGGAGCAGGAGATGAAAAGCTTGGAAGCGTGGCTGGTGGAGGTCGAACAGTTGGTACGAGACTTAGACAATCTTTCTTCGATAATCTACCATCATTCAAGTCTCTTAAAAATAGAGTTGGAACAGCGTCTGAAAGAGGTTACCTCAAAGGGCTAGATGGTCGTAAGCTGTTTGTCCGTAGTGAACATGCTGCACTTAATACTCTATTGCAGGGTGCAGGTGCTGTTGTTATGAAGCAAGCTCTGGTACTATTCAACAGAAGTTTAAAGAAGGAAGGTCTGGATGCTCACTTCGTGGCTAATGTGCATGATGAATGGCAGCTAGAGGTTCTTGAGAAGGATGCGGAAAGAGTAGGTCAGTTAGGAGTCGAAGCTATTGTTGCTGCTGGCGAACATCTTGATCTAAAATGTCCACTAGACGGAGAGTACAATGTCGGAAACAACTGGTCAGAAACTCACTGAGCAATTTGAACTTTTTGAAAAACAGAAGAGGACTGAAGATGAGTATACTAGACGTTGTACAAAATGTAATCAGCTTAAAGACATAACCGCCTTCCCTTTTAGAGAAGCATCACACAAAGCAAGAAGAAAAGAATGCAGGGAGTGTAATAATGAGTCGGCTGTTTTACTTAGAAAACTAAAAGCAGAGAATCCATTCCCAGATGTTGCTGAGTATGAATGTCCCTGTTGCCTAAGAACAGAGAAAGAGATAAGAAGTAATGGGGGTTTTCCTGATAGAACCTTATGGGTCTTAGATCATAACCACACAACCAATAAGTTCAGAGGCTGGATCTGCAACAACTGTAATATCGCTATTGGTAGATTCGCAGATAGTGTAAGTGGATTAAAAAAAGCTATTAATTACTTA